CAAGAACATTATTCTAATGAAGGCCTAACAACAGGACTGTACAATTCAGCAACATTTGTAAAAGATATGTTGCAAAGAAAAGGTGTTCCTTCAAAACTTGTTGTTGTTACAGATAACAATGACATTGATAGAGAAGTGGCAGAATTTAAACCTACAAATGTAATTATTGAAGGATTGTGGGTGGTTCCTGAAAAGTTTGATGTATTAAAACAACTTCATCCAAATGTAAATTGGATTGTACGCATACATAGTAATTCTCCTTTCTTAGCTAACGAAGGTATTGCGTTTGATTGGATTTCACAGTATACAACAAAGTCTAAAGTGTTTGTTGCAACAAATGCTAATGCAATAAATAAAGAATTAAAGTTTTATGTAAAAGGTAGGTTTTCAGTGACACCAGAAAAAGAAGAAAATAAAATTGTAGATCTGCCAAACTACTATCCTGAAACATTTCAAAGAACAAAAAAAATAAATGCAAAAGCTGAATATATTAATATAGGATGTTTTGGAGCTATTCGTCCATTAAAAAATCATATGGCTCAAGCAATAGCTGCTGTAAAATTTGCAGATAGTGTTGGCAAGAAATTACGTTTTCATATTAATACAGGAAGAATAGAACAAAATGGCCAAGCTGTTTATAATAATTTAAAATCATTTTTTAATAATTTAACTAGCAAAGGACATCAACTTGTTGAGCATCCTTGGACACCAAGAGAAGAATTTTTACAACTATGTAGACAAATGGATATTGGTATGCAAGTGTCTTTCTCTGAAACATTTAATATTGTAGCTGCTGATTTAATAAGCCAAGGAGTTCCTGTAATTAGTACAAATGAAATTCCTTGGATGAGTAGGATGTTTACTGCATCACCTACAGATACAGATGAAATTGCTAGAATGTTAAGAAGAGCTTATCGTCAAAGTTCAATTAATGTATATCTTAATAAAACTAGATTATTAAGTTATGTTAAAAAGTCTAAAGACGTTTGGTTAAAGTTTTTTAAATAATTGTCCCTAAAGGCCATAGGGTCGTAGTTCCTCTCACGCTACCCATAAGAACAGCGTCCCAGGAGAGCTAGATCGTAAGCTAGATGGGTTAGGCAACTTCCCCACTGACGAGAGAATAAGTTGCATATTGTAGGGTGGTGAAACAGGCAAACACGCCATCTTGTCTCGATGGTTCTTGTCACAAATCTATAAATTATTGTGACAAGAATGTAGGTTCGACTCCTACCCCTACAGCTAATGGTGGATTAGCCAAGTTGGTAAGGCAAGGCTCTGCAAAAGCTTGATGCGCAAGTTCGACTCTTGCATCCACCTCTAAATTTAAATACATGAAACAAGAAACTCATCAAGATTTAGAAAACACATCAGTTGGCAATGGCTTTATGTACAACTGGATATTTCATTTTAATCCATTCACTGAAGTGTGGAATGCAATCCCTAGAGATTTTTATAATGAATATTGGAGTGATAGTGAAAATTCTAGAGTGTTAAAAAGTAGAAATATTTCTGATTTAAAAGATATTCTTTACAAAGCTCATGGGGATGAAGATGTAATAAAAGAAATTTTAAATGGATAATATTTACAAAGAGGTTCCTACATATAAAGATGGGATATGGACATCTACCATCTTTAATACTCGCGAAGAGTTTAGAGACTTTCTTGTGCCATTATTTAAGGAACCTGGTAAATACTATTTTGATGAAACAAGTTTAATATTTAATGCTGAAGCTCGTAAGTTTCAAAAGCAAAAATATTACTGCGATGCGCCAATTAAAACTAAAGACTTTATAACTTATTGGGATGATCAAAAAGCCAAATGTCGTAACGGTGTTATTATACATTCTAAAAGTAGCACTTGGTATATCACTCGTGATTATTATATGTGGCTTAATTTCCTTCCTATTTATGATAAGGAGGAAAAGCGCTTTGATTTTGCAAAAGTTAGGGATGCGCAATACCACATGGCTCTATACGAACACTTAGCAGAGTTACATTATAAACATGCTGTTATATTAAAGAAACGTCAGATAGCTAGTTCATATTTTCATATGGCTAAGCTTCTTAATCAATATTGGTTTGAAGAAGGAGCTGTGTTAAAAATAGGTGCTAGTCTTAAAGACTACATAAATGAGAAAGGTTCTTGGAAGTTTCTTAATGAGTATAAGAACTTCTTAAATGAACATACAGCATGGTATAGACCAGCTGAACCTGAGAAGGTTGGGGCTTGGCAACAACAAATTAAAGTGAGAATTAATGGTAGAGATACGTACAAGGGTAACAAATCTACTATTAATCTTTATTCATTTGAAAAAGATCCTACACATGGTGTGGGTGGACCTGTTACTTACTTCTTTCATGAGGAAGCTGGTATTGCTCCTAAGATGGATGATACTTATGGGTTTATGAAACCAGCTCTTAAATCAGGTCATATTATTACAGGACAATTTATTGCAGCTGGATCAGTGGGTGATCTTGATCAATGTGAACCTCTTAAAGAATATATTCTTCAACCAGATGAGAATGGATTCTATGGAGTTGAGACAAATTTAGTAGATGGTGATGGGGCAATAGGTGTGACAGGACTTTTCATTCCTGAACAATGGAGTATGCCTCCATACATAGATGAGTATGGTAATTCTAAAGTGGAAGAAGCTCTTCAAGCTTTAGACGAAGAGTTTCAAAAAGCTAAAAAGAAACTTGCACCTGAAGCTTATCAACTTACAATATCTCAGCATCCTAGAAATATAGAAGAGGCCTTTGCTACAAGAAAGGTGAGTGTCTTTCCTCCACATCTTGTATCTAAGCAAATGCAAAGGATTATGGATAAGGAGTATCCTGTAGAATATCTTAATCTATCTAGAAATGCTGATGGAAAAATAATAGCTTCCAACTCAAACAAACTTCCAATATCTGAGTTTCCCATATCTAAGAAAACTGAGGATAAAGAAGGAGTGATATGTATATATGAGCGTCCTTGCAAAGATCCTACATTTGGTATGTATTATGCTAGTGTCGATCCTGTAGGAGAAGGTAAGACAACTACTTCAGAATCATTGTGTTCTATATATGTATACAAAAGTCCTGTAGAAGTTATAACAGATGATGGAGAGGGTAAGGTGAAGAACACTATAGAAAGAGATGCTATTGTTGCATCATGGTGTGGTAGGTTTGATGATATTAACAAAACACACGAGCGTTTAGAGATGATAATTGAATGGTATAATGCTTGGACATTAGTGGAAAATAACGTAGCTTTATTCATCCAGTACATGATTTCTAAAAAGAAACAGCGTTATTTGGTTCCAAAAGATATGATATTGTTTCTCAAAGATATAGGAGCTAATAGAAATGTGTTTCAGCAATATGGTTGGAAAAACGTAGGAACAATATTTAAGGGAACTATTCTATCTTATGGAATTGAATTCTTACAAGAAGAGCTTGATCATGAAACCCTACCAGATGGTACAATTGTTAAAACAATATATGGCGTGGAGCGTATTCCTGATCCTATGCTTCTTAAAGAGATGCAAGCATATAGAGAAGGGTTAAACGTGGATAGACTTGTAGCATTTTGTTCATTAGTAGCATTTGCAAAAGTGCAACAGTCTAATAGAGGCTACACCAAACGAGTAGAGGTCAAAGAAAACTTGGAAAGTTCCCAGAAATTTAGTAAATTAAATTGGGGACCGTTTAGACATATAGGTAAATCATATTCTAGTTCAAAAACGATGAATACAGCACCTTCTAGACGAGCTTTTAAAAACTTAAGATAAAATTATGTCTAGTCCCTTACATATTAAAAAAATTGAAATTCTTACAAGACTTGTAAAAGAAAAACTTGTAAGTTTAAATGAAGCATTGATTCTTTTACAAGATGAAAATCTTGAAGAACAGTCATATGATTTTATTATAAATGATTCATCTTATTGGTCATCAAATTCTTCAAATCATAAAATAAAATTTGATGATAATTCAACAAACTTTTAAAGATGCAAGTATATAATGCTCTAGACTTAAAAGGTGGTAAAAAGAGTGAGTATACCAAGATGGGTACTCTCACCCAGCCTATTCAATTTTTATCTGAAAAAGAAAAGGATGATCAGTGGCGTGCGTGGAACCTAGATTGGTTGGAATGGCAAGGACTAAAGCAGCTTAGACGTAATGCTCGTAGATTAATGAAAAATTACAAGCTTGCAAGAGGTATTATTGATAAGACTGATTATATTGTTGAGGAAGATAATGAAATGGCTGATTTGATTGACACTCTTACAAAAGAGGATGTGTCAGCATTTGAGCTTAAGTTCTATCCTATTATTCCTAGTGTTGTAAACACTCTTTGTAATGAATTTGCAAAGCGTAGTTCACGTATAATGTTTAAAGCTGTTGATGACATTTCTTATAATGAAATGTTAGATTCTAAAAGACAAATGATAGAAGATGTTCTTTTAGATGATGCTAGAATGACAATGATTGCTGAAAAAGTGAAGCTTGGTATTGAATTGTCAGAACAAGAACTACAAGAAGCTACTGATCCTGAAGCTTTAAAGCAACTTCCTAAAATTGAAGCATTCTTTAAAAAAGATTATAAGTCTCTTGTAGAACAATGGGCTTCTCATCAAATGTCTAATGATGAAGAGCGATTTAAAATGCAAGAACTAGAAGAGCGTGCGTTTAGAGATATGCTTATTACAGATAGAGAGTTTTGGCATTTTCATATGATGGAAGATGATTATGAAATGGAACTTTGGAATCCTCTTCTTACTTTCTATCATAAATCTCCTGATGTTAGATATATATCTCAAGGTAACTGGGTAGGACGAATAGATCTTATGTCAGTTGCTGATGTAATAGACAAGTATGGATGGATGATGAACCAAGAGCAGATGGAAGCTCTTGAAGCTATTTATCCAATTCGTTCTGCTGGATATATTATTCCAGGTATGCAAAATGATGGTTCCTATTATGATGCTACAAAATCTCATGAGTGGAACACGCATATGCCAAGTCTTGGATATAGACAGTTTATGTCTTTGTATGATAGTAGATTCTTTGGTCAAGGAGATATCATTCATATGATACTTTCTGACTCAGAAGACTTTGCTGATTTTGGTCAAAACTATCTTCTTCGTGTTTCTACAATTTATTGGAAATCACAGCGTAAGGTGGGTCATCTTACAAAGATTAATGAAGATGGTACAATAATTCAAGACATAGTAGCTGAAAATTATAAAGTAACAGATAAGCCTCAATATAACACTGCTATTTACAAACAAAAATCAAAAGACAATTTAGTATATGGTGAACATATAGATTGGATTTGGGTAAATGAAGTTTGGGGTGGGGTTAAAATTGGTCCTAATAGACCTGCATTCTGGGGTATGAATAACATGGGAGGTATTAATCCTATTTACATAGGTCTTAATGGTGGAAAACCAGGTAGAGTGCCATTCCAATTTAAAGGAGATAGTACTCTTTATGGGTGTAAACTTCCTGTAGAAGGTGCTGTGTTCGGTGATCGCAATACGCGATCAATAAGTCTTGTAGACTTAATGAAACCTTATCAGATTGGGTACAACATTGTAAACAATCAAATAGCTGACATTCTTGTAGATGAATTAGGTACAGTGATTATGCTTGATCAAAACGCTCTTCCTCGTCACTCATTGGGTGAAGACTGGGGTAAGAACAATTTATCAAAAGCATATGTAGCAATGAAGAATTTTCAGATGCTTCCTCTTGATACATCTATTACTAATACAGAAAACGCTCTTAATTTCCAACACTATCAAGTGTTAAACCTAGAACAAACTCAGCGTTTGATGTCTAGGATTCAACTTGCTAATTATTTTAAACAACAAGCTTTTGAAGTTATTGGATTGAATCCTCAGAGAATGGGTCAACAAATAGCTCAACAACAAACTGCAACAGGAGTTGAACAAGCTGTTAATGCAAGTTATGCACAAACTGAACAATATTTTATTCAGCACAGTGATAATTTGATGCCGAGAGTTCATCAAATGAGAACAGATTTAGCACAGTATTATAATTCTTTAAAGCCAAGTTTACGTTTACAATACGTCACAACTGCAGATGAAAAAGTTAATTTTCAAATTAATGGCACTGATTTGTTGTTAAGAGATATAAATGTGTATTGTACAACAAAAACAAACACTCGCGCATTGATGGAGCAGCTAAAACAACTAGCTATTCAAAATAATACAACAGGTGCTTCTATCTATGATCTTGGTAATATTATTAAGTCTGAATCTATAGCAGAACTTACAGGTGTTCTTAAATCATCTGAAGAGAAAATTAAAGCTCAGAAAGATCAAGAAATGCAGCAACAACAGCAAATGCAACAAGAGCAGTTGCAGTCTATGGAGAAACAAAAACAAATGGATCTTCAGTTTAAAGCTGAACAAGCAGATCTTGATAGACAAAAAGATATCACTGTTGCTGAAATTAGATCAGCTGGGTATGGTGCTCAGGTTGACATTAATAAAAATGAACAATCTGATTATTTAGATGCAATGGAAAGAATTCAAGATGAGCAAAGGTATAATGATCAAATGAATTTAAAAAGGGAAGTGGAGTTAACTAAAAAGGATCAAACAGCACAAAAATTAAATGTTGAAAGAGAAAGACTTCAAACCCAAAAAGAAATAGCTGATAAACAGTTACAAATTGCCAGAGAAAATAAAAATAAATATGATTCAAAAGAATCATCAAAAAAGAAGAAGTAAGTTATAGCTCTATTATCCACAGCTTTGGTAATTTTTGATATACAACTTTAAATTTTTAAAATTTATTTTGTATATTTTAAATGTAGATATTACTAATATAAAAACCAACAAATATGAATGAAAATCAATCCAATGTACAGACCTCTGTACAACAAGTAGATGTCGATATTGATAGCTGGTTAGGTGCCCCTGGAGCAGATAATGTAATTACTGCAAATACAGAAGAAGCAACAGATTTAAAACCTAACATTTTTTCAGCTAAAAAACAAGATCTTAGTTTTTTAGATAAAGGAGATGATAGTGAAGAAGATGATGACAATGAAAAAACTGAGGAAGAAGTAAAAGAAAAAGCTAAAGAAGTTTTTAAGGAGCTTGATAAAGAGTTTCTTAATGAAAAAGAAGAAGAAGAAAAACCAAGATCTGATCGAGGAAGACCTCGAACAGATAAATCAGGTTTAGTAGAGTTCTTAAAAAAACGTATTGAAGCAAATGAAATGTTTGCTTTTGATGACTATGATGAGTCAAAAGAATCGTTAGATGATTATTTATATAAGTTAGGAGAAAAAGATATTGAAGATCTTTGGAAAGCTAACGTTGATAATCTAAAAAACGAGGTGGCATCACAAACACCAAAAGAGTTCTTTGAATCCCTTCCTGAAGAGTTGCAGTATGCTGCTCAATATTTATCAAATGGAGGTGACGATCTAAAAGGATTATTTAAAGCTTTAGCTGAAGTAGAAGATGTAAGATCATTAAATCCTAAAGATGAAAATGATCAAGAATATATTATTAGATCTTATTTACAAGCTAGAGGTGAGTCACAAGAAGATATTGAAGAAGAAATAAATACATACAAAGATCTTGGAAATCTTGAAAAGAAAGCAAAACAGTACAAGCCAAAGCTTGACCAAATGCAAGAAGAAATTGTAAAAGCTAAAATTCAAGAACAAGAATATTTAAAAAGACAACAGGAAGAAGCAGCAGAAATGTATGTAAATAATGTTTTTGAAGCATTAAAACCTGCTGAACTAAATGGTGTTAAGTTGGATAAAAAAACACAAGCCTATTTGTATTCAGGACTTGTTCAATCACAATATCCTTCTATATCTGGAAGACCTACAAATTTACTAGGTCATCTTTTAGAGAAATACCAGTATGTTGAACCTAATTATAGCTTAATTGCTGAAGCTCTTTGGTTATTATCTGATCCTGATTCATATCGTACAGAACTTAAAAAGCAAGGTAAAAATCAAGCAGTTGAGCAAACAGTTAGACAACTTAAAACAGAACAATCAAGAAGAGGTGGTTCTACTTATTATGAAGAAGAAGAACAAAGACCAAGAAAGATTGCAAGACCGCAAAATATATTTAAACGTTAATTCAAATTCTAAACCCTAAAAAACAGAAAAATGAGTACTCCAGTTTTAAACAATGGTATTTTTCTACGTGATACGCAGTATCATTCTAGCTCTCACGTAGACTCTTATCACCTGGTGAACATGTTGAAGAGTGCAGAACCCACAGATTTGGGTCCTGTTGATCTTTGGGCTATGGCTCAAAAGGTTGAAATGCCTCTTTATCAAATGTCCAGCTTTGGTGGTAAAAACGTCATCATGGTCGATAACGCACGTGGTGAATACAAGTGGCAAATCCCTGTTGCACAAGATCTTCCTTACATCGTAGAAGATATTGAAGCAGAGAACCAAAACAAAGGTATTGATGGTCAAACATTTAAAATCAAGTTGAACAGACGTATGTTTGGACATGGTGATATCATCACTTATGACAAATATAACGGTGTGGAAATGTACATCACAGCTGATGATGTTATTCCTACAACTGATGGATTTGTTTACACAGTACAGCTTGTAAACAATGACAACACTAAATATTTGGATAACAAATATTTGAAAGTTGGTACAAAGGTATTTCGTAAAGGTAGTGCTCGTGGAGAATATGGTGAGCGTTTCTCAGATTTGGGAGATGTTCGTGCAGGTTTCCGTGAGTTCTATAACTATGTAGGTGGTGCTGAAGCTCACGTACACTATTCTATTTCTTCTCGTGCTGACCTTATGATGAAAGGTGGTATGAAAGCTGATGGAACTGTACCTGTAATTGAGCTTTGGAGAAACTTTGAAAAGACTTCTGATCCTTCTATCACTAGTTTGGAAGATATGGCTGCTAAACTTGGTAAGGATTACGTAAAGAAAGCTTATCAATCAGGACAACTTACTCGTACTTTCTTGACTACACTTGAAGCTGCTCACCTGACTAAGATTGCTAATGACATCGAAACCTACTTGATGTGGGGACAAGGTGGACGTATTAAGCAAGATGGTCCAGATGATCTGCGTCTTTCTGTGGGTCTTTGGAAGCAACTTGATAACTCTTATAAGCGTATCTACAACCGTGGTTCTTTCAATCTTGATCTGTTTAAATCTGAAATCTTTAACTTCTTCAATGGTCGTGTGGAGTTCAAAGGTCCAGATCCTCAACGTTCTTTGATTGTTCAAACTGGTATTGGTGGTATGAAGCTTGTTAACGAAGCTATCAAGCGTGAAGCTGTTAACTCTGGTTTGGTTCTTAATGCTCATGAACTTGGAGCTGTAACTGGTAAAGGTCTTGATCTGAACTTTGGATTTGCCTACACTAGCTACGTGATTCCTTTCTTGGCTAACGTTAAGTTTGTACTGAATCCTGCATTTGATAACGTACACACTAACGATATTGAGAATCCAATCATCGATGGTTTCCCTCTGTCTTCTTACAACTTTATCATTTTCGATATCACTGATAACACAAATGATAACATCTACTTGTTGAAACTTTCTTGGGATAATCAACTTAAGTGGTTCTACCAAAATGGTACTATGGACTACATGGGTCGTACTCAAGGTTTCCAATCTAGTGGACAATTCAATGGATATCGCGTATTCATGACACAAACAATGCCTGCAATTTGGGTGAAAGATCCTACCAAGGTATTGAAGATTGTTATGCGCAATCCTGTTACTGGTGGTTCATTCTAATAATATAACAGTACCTTGGGGCTTACCATAAGAACAGCCCCAGGGTCTTTATATATTAATTAACTATTTAAAACAAAAACGATGGCTGGAAATACCAAAACATCAAAATCAATTGCTATTAAAACTGCTCAAGGTAAAGCTATGGGCAAAGTTGGTGGTGGTAATGCTAAAGTTACTAAACAAACTGTAGCTAAAGGTCGTGTAGGTGGTGGTAATAAATCTGCTACTGTACAATCGACAGCTCAAAAAATGAAATATGGTGGTTCTAAGAAATAGTTCCACGTGAAACATAATCCGTACCCTCAACCTATTGTATGCGTACCAAGCCGATCACTTGGAGAGTTCGCAACTCTCATTAGGTACTAAATCATAAATAATATGATATCATTAAAAAAACTCATTCAAGTTCCTGGTAGTCCAGATATTGCTCTTAAGCAACAATGGAAGGAAAGTGAAGCAGCTCCTGCGCGCATCGCGCACGTGAATAGACTCTCAAGAGATGTCTATGATATAGTCACTTATGAAGTGGACTTAGCTAATGGGACTAATGCTGTTATTCCAATTGATTCTAAAAAAGGAATTATAGATATTGAAAATGCAGATGCTACAGCTACAAGTTTATATATATATTTAAAGAATGATGAAATTACTGCTGATCGCACTAAATTTTATATTCAACTTTCTGTGTATACAACAAATGCAGCTGTAACTCCAATAGCAATAGGCAGAGGTATTTCTACAGATGAGTTTTTAATTGAAATTAAAAATCTTAGTGCAGCTGCTGCTTGGACTAACTTATATCTTTATTATGAACTTGTTAAAATAGACTAAAATGGCACTTGAAATTTTTACACGCGTAGGAAAACTGGTTAGAGTAAAAAATCAAAAAGCAAAATCATTTTCTAATGAAAATGAAGAGTATGTTGCTGTTCTTGTTAAATCTGGTGCAGAAGTAAAAGCACTTTTGTTTACAGATGCAGAACTTCAAAAAGCTGTTTTACGTGCTGAAAAGAACAAAGAAGACCAACCTAAACAAAGTTGGATTTCAAAGATATTAGACTAATTAGTTGTATATTGCAACTAATTTATTATAAACCAATAAAAACCAAACATGAGTAGTGTTACTATCGTGGAGAAGTATCCACAAAACAAAAAATCAAGCATTGCTGTACGACCTTTTTTTGATTCTAATGTAGACAACATGGGATTACAAAAATATGGTTTAACTCTCTTTGATGGCGCTGTACACGAAGAACAACTTGCTTGTTTAGAGATTAACGGAATTAAACGTTATCTCACTGGACTAAATGAGTTTGCTCCTGAAATTAAAGATCTTCCTTTAGATGAACAAGAAGCTAAAGTGAAAGAAATTAGAAAGGTGGTTTGTCATTTAGAAAAAGTGTTGGCAGCAAATGTTCTTGATCCTGAAGATGTAGACTTTTGGAATAAAGTTAAGATTGCTGGACCTAACAATAGTAATCTGTGGGATAAGATTTTAATTCGTGTTGGGAATGAACCATTACATTTAGAGCCAGAAAAAGATCCATATGATCTTATCAAACTCTACGCAATTGAAGCTGGAGGATTTTCAATGGTTGCTAAGTCACTAGATGACGCACGCAAGATGGCTGTACCTCCTAAGTTCTTTTTAGATAAGTTGGAAGAAACAGTTTCTACAAATACTGAAGTTAAGAAACTTAGAAATAAATCTCTTGCTGAACTTCAGAAGCTCTTTGATAAGAATACAAATAAACTTTTCTATGTTGCTAAACTATTAGATCCTAATAGTGCACAATATAAAAAGTCTACACCAAATGATGTTATTTATGATAACATGGATAAGTATATCAATGGTGATCTTTTAGAAAAAAATAAGCGTAAAACAGCTGAAAAGTTCTTAGAAGTTGTTAACTTAGATATGGAGAGTCTTAAGATTCGTGCTCTTGTAAAAGATGCGCATTATTATAAGATGATTGCTACAAAAGCTGATGGGTTTATTTATCATATGGCTACTACTACAATGATGGGACGTACACAATCTGATGTTGTAGAATATCTTAAGAATCCTTTGAATGAAGAAATTCTTGTAGATCTTACTAAAAAAGTAGAACAATACTGGAATAAATAATTATGGCAAAGAAAGAAATGATAAAGCGCAAGGATGGGTCCTATAGCCAACGTGGGCTATGGGACAATATCCGTGCAGCTAAAGGATCAGGTAAAAAGCCTACAGCTGAAATGCTTAAACAAGAAAAAAAGATTAAAGCTAAAAAGAAATAA